GCCAAAGCTAACGCAGAAGCCAAGGCCAAAGCTAACGCAGAAGCCAAGGCCAAAGCTAACGCAGAAGCCAAGGCCAAAGCTAACGCAGAAGCCACGGCCAAAGCTAACGCAGAAGCCAAGGCCAAAGCTAACGCAGAAGCCACGGCCAAAGCTAATAAAGCTGCAAAATTAGAGACGTTATTAAATAGTTACAAAAACTTAACCAACGATGAAAAGGTGCGATTCACACGAAATGCCCAAACCAAAAACTTAGAAAGTATTAAGAAAAACGTTATCGAACTTCTTCGAAAAAAAGCAGCCAATAGAAAAGAGCAAACTAATAAAGCTGCTAAAATCAAGGCTAACGCAAACAGACAACAAGCATTTAATAAATTGTTACAAGAATTCTCCACTGCCACCAACAACGATAAAACTGAAGCGAGAAGTAAGTTCGGAAGGGGAGCAAATGTTTCAGCTATAAGGGCATTTTTAAATATTCGCACGAGAACCAGGAAAGAGGCTGAGGAAAAGAAAAAGCAGGCGAACAAGGCTGAAGCTGAGAAACGCGCCGAAAAAAAGCGTAAATTTTTAGAAGGAAAAAAGAAAGAATTAACAGAATTAGCCACCAAGGGTGGTGTTTTAAACACCGAATCCGATTTCATTAAACAGAAATTTAGAGTCGTTATTAGTAAATTAACGGTGAAGAATCTAGAAAAAGAGTACAATAATGGTAATGAAGTGGCAGAACCATTCGTTAACCAGGTGAAAAACGACATAAATGAAAAAATTGCCGCTAAAAAGCAAGAGCCGATATACACGAACACGGGTTCGCCGGGACCCCGGATAAAGATGCGGATAAATCCTGTACCAAAAGATCGTAATAATCCCCTCTTTGAAAAAGTTACCATGGAAAATAAATCGCGGTTAATTTCTGCTATCAATGCACTTAAACAATTGCCTCCAAAAAACAAAACCATATTCAAGGGTAGACTCGAGACTGCATTCAAGAACCAAAATTTCAATAAGATGAAAGCGATTAAGAACGAGGCACTCGCGGCGAATAAGGCGATACAGAATAAGAAAGCTGTAGAAAAACAAGCCAAACTCTCCGCTAATAATACCAAAATAAAATCCCTTCGCAAAGAATACACAAATTCCGTAGAAGCGGCATTTAGAAATGGAAATTTACCCCAAAACGAAAAACAAAAGAATTATTGGTTAAAACAGGCTAATCTCATATCGTCAGAAGGGGGGTTGAGAATACAAAAACGCCGATTAAACACCCAAATAAAAGACGAGAAAAACATACAAAATATGAAAAATCGAAAAAACGCCGCCGCGACAAAAATTCAGGCCATGGTTAAAGGCAAACAGGCGCGTAATAGTACGAAAAATGTGGGTAAAGATATTTTGAAAAAACACATTTTAAGTGTGAATACGTTAGCCGCACAAACCATTCCCGGGTTTAGTGGTAAACGCGTAGATGATCCAAAATATGAAAAAGGCTGGTTAAAACGCGTAAACGAAGAAGGTAATACACCTGCATCACGTGCCACATTGAGACGTATGTTTAACAATAAATACGAACTCAGAAAAACATTAATCAAACACCGAGGAACGAATGTCCAACAAGGATACGGGACACTTCAGTTAAGAGGTTTGTTAGGAGGAGTTATGGATCCATTTAATGGTCAGAATTCTTCTACAAAAGGCACCAATAAAAACAAAGCAAAGTTACACATCAAAAGAATAGAAAAAGAGATAAACCAAGCCACAACCGAATATGCAAGGAAGGTCACGGCTAAACAAAACCGGAATCTCAAGAAAGCTGCGAAAAAAAGTGATAAACCGCAGTGGAAACCGTAATTAAATATAAATAACCCAAAAAATATTTTATAAACGAATACCTGAATATGTTCGTCTATAAAATAAATTGTTACATTATAATATGACTAAGTTTACACCTCTTAACGAAAACATGAATGATCTTGTCAGGGGGTATTTTATGAGGGACAGCGAGGGTGGTTATGCTCCCAACAACTACAAAGTTAGCACACGCGGTGGAGGTAACAATCTAATGAATAATTATTTAAAAGAGCAAAAAGCTATTAAAAATAAAAAGACCCGCGGTGTTCGGGCGCTTCATAACTCTTCAAAAACGATCAAAAAATCTACTAAGAAGAAGTAATTCGGGTGTAATCTAAGGGAGGTTTGTTACCTGGTACCATCATATAGGTTTCGACGGTTGAAGTGGGTGGTTCCTCTTCTTCGGGAAGATCCGTACCCATAACGGCGTCGATATCAGATTGGTCTGTATCCTGTAAGAAGTCGATCGCCTCCTTCGCCGAGGGGCTGAGATCAAGCTTTTCCTCTTCTTCCTTTCTGGTGAACATCACAATCAAGACGATAATAATGATTAAGCTGACGACTCCAACACCGACCATTAACCCATGTTTTTGCATGAATGTTCGATTATTAGGGAAACTCATTGTTTAATATATAAAAATAAAAAAAACCTAAGTAGAATTTTTTAAAAAAATTTGTAAGATGTTTTTCATAAAAAATTTTCCGATACAAAAAGCAATTCTCAAACGAGATGTTTCATTTTTTTTCAAAACGTATCTCGCTCCCGAAATGTCGGACAAAGAAATCCAAACGTGGTGTGACGATAATGTAGTAGAACTTGCTTACGTGTACTATAAATATTATGATGTTGATCAATCTTGGGAGGAGGCTGAAAAACTCATGTTTTTCGTAGAATCAACGTATGGTCGAGATGATTTGTATACTATTATAGAGTCATTTGTAGATTTTCAATAATTAAAGAAAATAGTCATATAATGTATATGTCCACCTGTGTGTCGTGTACCGAAGACTTTAATAAGACAAATCATTTAAAAGTGACGTGCCCTTTTTGTGACTTTGATGCCTGCAAATCATGTCTACAAACATATATTTTATCGACTAGTAAAGACCCTCACTGTATGAATTGTAGACATGAATTTAACCGAGAATTCGTAGATTCCTTTTGTACTAAAACCTTTAGGAACAAGACGTATAAAGTGCGTAGGGAAAATATCCTTTTTGAACGTGAACAAGCGCGTCTACCAGAAACACAACCTTACGTAGAGAGAACCATACAGATACGATCTCTTCGAAAGAGTTATTCATGGCTCATGTGTGTTCTAGAAGCTGTGAAATCGTGTGGGACGGATAATATCATAATACGATGTAGACACCATCTCATAGAACTGTTACGAGAATTAATACACGATGTAATTCAAGAAGCTCATGCGTTGAGTAGGACAGATCCAGCCGTGTCGAGAGCTATGCCGGTGTACACACAAGCGTGCTTATCCGAAAACTGTAGGGGTTTTTTAGCGGATAATTACGTATGCGGAATTTGTAAAAAGGAATTTTGTGAAAAGTGTCACGAAGAAAAACATGAAGGACACGTGTGTGATCCAAACACGGTGAAGAGTATAAAACTGCTAAAGAAAGATACGAAACCGTGTCCCAAATGTAATACGATGATTTACAAAATAGATGGATGTTCACAAATGTGGTGTACAATGTGTCATACGACATTCGATTTCAACACGGGAATGATAGAAACGGGGAGAATACACAATCCACATTATGTAGAGTATTTCAAACGTAAAACACGTGAACATGGCGATATTCCATGTGGAGGTCGCCCTAATTACCATGAATTAAAACGTAATAAGGCGCCAGAATATATACTCAAAGCTTCGTTACTCTTATCTCATATAGATCGAGAAATGTTCTATAGATTTAACTTCACCTACACGGATAATAAGTATATGAGAGTACGATACTTATTGAATGAGATGAGTAAAGAAGATTTTAAACGCGAACTGCAGCGGAGAGATAAGTATAACGATAAAGTGAGGGATATTCAAGAAATATATAGAATGGTCTTGGATACTGTGGGTGATGCACTTAGACAATATATGGTAGATGCTTCGAGAGCGGATGAAATAATAAATGATATCAAGGGGATTGTCGTATATTATAACACGGTGGCTCTAAAAATAAGAAAAAGGTACGTGGCACGTATACCTCATGATATTAAAATAAACGATTAAATTAATGGGTGCATTCGTGATTTTGATTATAGTGATGGCTCTTTTGATTTATGTGTTTATGCCAAAGTATAAAGGTCCTAAAGTACACAAGGGTTTCATTACACACGAAGAATGTGATCACATCATAGAAGTTTCTAAACCTAGATTATCCAATTCAACGATAGGTGTCAACAAGAATGCTGACAATACCATCAGAATAAGCCAAACGGCGTGGTTGGATTATGAAGATAAGATAGTTCGTGATGTATCAGAACGCTGCGCATCCCTATATGATAAAACGCTCGTCGAATGCGAATCGTTACAAACCCTGAAATACGAACCCGGCGGTTTTTATTCACCCCACCAAGACGTTTTACCATTGAAAAATCCCAGAAGGCACACATGTATAATAGCTCTCAACGATGGGTACATGGGTGGAGAAACAAACTTTCCGAATCTAAATAAAAAGTTTAAACTCGAGAAAGGCGACGTTTTATGCTTCGATACGTTAAATGGAATTGGTCGTATAACAGATCAGGCTCTCCATGGAGGTTTACCCATCGAAGAGGGAGAAAAGTGGATAGCGAATCTGTGGATACATAAATATCCGTATAGTATAACAGGATGATAGCGTACGCTTTACTTTGTCAACCACTCGCTACCATAACACCAACTAAAACGGTTGTAACAACACGTGAATGTAGAATAGTGCAAATCAGACCATCTGAAGTTGAAAACAAATTCGAACTTGAGATACTCGAGGCACCACCAATAGCTGTTAATCAAGAAGACGACGATTAAACTCGTTCCCACACCTGTACAAAATCACCTTCGGTTTTATTAAATCCGCATGTTTGTAGCTTATCAGAAAGTTTTTTGTAATCCACCCTATCAGGGTAGTCTGTTTCTACTATGATCTTTTGTAACGGTTGTAAAGAAGGGGAAGTCGTAGATATATGATCTATCACTTCTGGTAAACACCCTTCACAATCCGCGACGATAGTGTTGAATTCTATGTCGTACCTTTTCTGTAAATCGTCGTATGTCAAATTATCTATATCACATGTATCGTCGTTACATTCTACGGTATATGTGCCGTAGTTATAATCACCCTTAATTTTTTGCTTTTTAGAACCTATAGTTCCTACGAATACGTGAGCATCATCATAATTACACCCCTTCAAATTACTTTTTAAAGCATCGGTAACTTTACCATCAGGTTCGACGATGACACAATCGTGTGCATCCTTTACATTATCGAGTATTACAGCACTTACAGTTCCGTACCTGGCACCTAATTCTAAAACTTTATCTCCTTCACGAATATGTTTCGCAACCATATCCTGTTCCTGCTTTTCTGTAGTTAAATGGGGGATTACCTGCCCATTTTCATCTTTAAATATACGATTTTTATCATATCCTGTAGAATAAAATGTGTAGATGCACAAAATAAGTAAAACTAAAAATATCGCATTCATCTGTTATACTATGATATTAAAAAAATGGATTTGTTAAATTAATTAATTTTCCGTTTTCTTTCGTTTTCATAAATATAATTTCGTCACATTCTCCACCCTTAATAACCATGACAGGTTCTCCGCACTCTGTACCAGGTGTTTTATGACGATCACACGCAAGCTTCGTTCTCGCCGTGATGTCCATGTTCTGACTATATCCTATAAAGGTTCTGTCCACGATTCCATTGGAATCCCTAGCTTCCACCGTCGCCTTTACAGAATATGCTCCGTAGTCCCATGTATTTTTTACATCAATAGGAGGTGGGGGGTGATCTAACACAGCCCTTCGGTGCACGACGCGCCTTTTTATGTTTCGAAACGGAGAAATCAAAATATTTACTACCGCGAACATTTAATAATATGTATCTCAGATTTTTAAATTGATTTATGATCAGACTTGCCGGGAATCGAACCCGGAATGCTGGATTAGAAGTCCAGAGTGATATCCGTTTCACTACAAGCCCACAATGCCTCCGACGAGACTCGAACTCGCGACCTTCGGCTTACAAAGCCGACGCTCTACCAACTAAGCTACAGAGGCGTTAAGCTCCCACCAAGATTCGAACTTGGGGTAGCGGATTCAAAGTCCGCTGTGTTAACCAACTACACTATAGGAGCACGTAGTATATTATAAATTATTTTTTAAGTTACTTTTATTGACCATACTTTTCCATGATAATTGAATTAAGTTCCGAGTCATTATCTCCATGAAGTTGAACTAATACATCTCCGTATTTAGCTACCATCTTACGACGGTTTTGTTCGTGTTGCTCCGCGACATCATCCTTATTTTGACCAAGGTACGGAACTGCATATCCGTTCTCACACATCCACTGATTTACATTGATCCATTGATCATCTTCACAAACCCATACTTCCGCGAGAACTCGACCGTATTTATCCCTGGGATCAGCGTCTGTACAACGAAGTTCTATTTCAATATCGTCCTTTTCCGATGCAACGGCCTTCATACACCATTCTTTGAGCACCTTCTTAGACTGATTACCAAAAATCTTTTCGACTTTATCAGAAGTGCGAGATTCCGGTGTATCAATTCCCATGAGGCGAATGCGTTGTTTAGTACACACGTCGAAGCCTAAATCTATAGCTACATCGATAGTGTCTCCATCGATGATACGACTAATCGAGGATACGCGGTATGTGAAAGGGCAGCGTTCGGGTGTATATGAAGACATATTGAATTAATTATTACATAAAACTTTAATTACTATAATATTACTTTTCCATAATCGGTCACGTCGTTGTGAGTAGGTTATTTTTTTCTGATATATAAGTAATTATGAAGAAAGTCTATGTGTACGCAATTATATGCGTGGTTCTTATCCTTATAGGTGTCGGAGGATACTATTTTTTTACATGGGGAAAGGATGAATCGGAGGAACCCGAAACTATTGTAATCGGTGGTAAAGAACAAACCGGTGGTACTGAGAATTATATATCGATGCCTAGTACCAGACATGTACCAATCGAAGAATCACCTTATACTGTATACGCGTATAACCCAAGCGCAACGAAATGGGGGGATTTCAGACAAATATTCGATGAACGTACTGGAAAATGTTCAGATGGAACTCGCGATTGCTTATATTATGAAAGAGTTGAGAATGGTCGGGTTATAGATATAACAAATAAAGATGGAAAAAGACTTGTACAGCAATTCGTAGATGATTTTTATGACGGAAAACTTCCGCTGCTCGACACTTATTTTAAGGATAATCCCGACGAAATGAAAAAATACGTGTTAACCAGATCTAACAAATTACTGCGGTATAATCCTGATGGTAACCGTTTGGAACAGGTGATACCGGGTGCAAATAATGATATGCCGGTTGGTATGTATCTCTTAACCGTTATGGTTTTATATAAATTGACCGGAAAACCTAAACCAAATGTTGTAATTGATTTACCGGCGGTGACACGTGAGGATATAGAAAAGTTCCGTGAGGAGGAGATAAAGAAGCGTCAGGAGAAGGAAGCAAAAAATAGTCGTGTCGTCCGCTTGACCGAACCCAGTAATCGTCCCCTCCGCCGCCCGGGGGACCCACCGCCCGAAATTTAATTACTGTAATATTGCTTTCCGATGAGTTGTTTCGTAGATTTATGAAGTATAGTGGCGTTCGTGCATAGAACTTTGACAAGATCGATTTTTTGCTCCTCGGAGAGATGATCAAAATGTTTGTTAACATCCGCTCGCGCTTTCATGAGAAAATCCAAAGCCGCGTCGTAATCATCGTCGATGATCTTTTCCCAGGAAGCTTCGATTTTGTAGTTTTGAGACATAACCAACTTAAAAAACTTGGTTTATTATATGATATGGTAGCGTACGTATATTCTTGTAACGACGTCTACAAGTATAGATTAGCCAAAACGCGTGAGAATGTTTTGAAGGGTTTGTACGAAAAGCCCTCGATAGAAAAACCTAAAAAAACGTTCGACAATCCCCGACTTAGGTTTAGATTCCGAGAAGCGATCAGAGAAGCGCACAAAATTTGTGATTTGACGAAGAATTCGTACGAATGCGAATTGGCTTGGTACGAGGTTGATGAATTGGAAGATGCGATGATGCGTCAGGGTCTTAAAGATTAGACCGTAGAATTTGTAATGGAAATCGAGGATATAGCGAACGAAATCTTCACAACTCTAGGTCCCGGGTATAGTGAACGAGTGTATCACACTGCTATGGAAGTGATGCTACGCGAACTCCACGTTCCATACGAATCGGAGCGTAACATTCAAATACCGTTTAAAGGACACATCATCGGATATCTACGAGCCGATATTATAGTTGATAACTCAATAATTCTTGAATTCAAAACAATAAAAACACTTAACGAAGCCGTAGAAGTGCAAGGTTTAAATTATCTAAATCTTACGGGGTTAAAAACAGCTTATCTCATAAATTTCCCACCGTTTCGTGGCGCGCGAGTGGAAGTAAAAAAGATATGTATAGAAAACGATGATAAAGAAAAGGTATCATAGTTTACTATGGAATCTGCGATCTCGAAAAACGGACCCTTGATTGTAGAATACAGCGGTCGACTATTTATGGAACATTGTGTTGTCATAACCGAACAAAATGTTAAAAATATGCTCGAAAAAATCAAAGATATACCGTACTCATATTTGCAACAAACAACCGAAACTTCGTTTATAATAATAGTCTAACTACCAAGGAATATGTTGCGGATTAAATCTACAAGATTTTTTTAAATAAATTACAAAGTCGTTTAGATCATCTTCTGTCTGTATTACATTTAAAACCTGTTCTACAAACAGATTATATCGGTGATGATTACCATCATGTATCAACCTATTTTCACGCAATTTCAGTTTATGTTTTCCTAAGTTCGTGGGCATCATGATTAAATTATTACTCGAATTCATATCGTAATTAAATTTTTTAACAGTTGGGTGTGTTCTAAATTGTTTAGGAATCACGTGATGATCTTCAACCAAACCTTTGAGATTCCATCGTGTCTTGAAAAAATTCCTCGACACGGACCTGTATCTCATACTATATTAAATCATTTTTACATACATGATAGTGTATGTAAAAATGATCCCAACGGGGCTCGAACCCGTGACCTTGGCGTGCCTTATGTGAATACAACTTCACTGTGTATACTTAGTATAAGCACCACGCTCTAACCAACTGAGCTATGGGATCACGGATCATACAATGTGATCGTAAAACGACCTTTGCACACAACCGTCGGTTCGATGAAGAGCCGAGCTATCTTGTCTTTTCCTCGCGGCGTACCTTTAAGTTCCTTTGTAGTTTTGTCCAGTGTAGCTTCCGATTTAAAAACCTCGGTATTACTCGTATATTGTTCAACCCCATTCTTCATGATCACCGTGATATTGTTCGGTGGTGATATCTGTGCACCTACAAAATCCGGATGCCTATACATCCGTCTGAACATCGCGTGCAAGATATATAACGCGGGTATTTTTATTCCGGGACGTCTTCGTTCAAGAAAGTGGTCGACGCTTCTGAATCGGCCGTATCTTCTTCATCCTCCACACCAGCCACAGAGCCGAAAGTGTTATTTTGGCCCCATATAGAGTGGTTTTGGGGAGGATTCCAGTCACCCATTACTTCTTGGTGTACCGACTGCCAATAGAGAATCTCGTTGATTCTGTCGATATGATATTGAATTTGTTGAATGTAATTTGTCGCAATCATATTATATTGTGGGTATAAACTCCCAACGATTTACTGCGCAGATCTTTTTCCAGATACAGTCTTGTTGATGGAGTTTTTCCTTAGATTTTAGCAAAGGAAAGTATTGCAAGTAAGAATCTTCCGAGAGAAGTTCACAAAATTTATACAAAACAAAAGAGTAACTTAGGAAGTTTTTGCGTTCTGCCGGACAATTATCGTCAAAAGGTTTTTGGATTTCTTTGAACATTAACCGTAATCTTTCTTCAAGTTCTATGGGCATTTTTGGTGGTTTCAATCCACTTAGAATATTTGTGATAAAAGGAACGTGTTCGTAGTACTTGTTAAGTTTAAGTTTTTTGAGGAGTGATCGAACTCGCGCGTGAGTGATTTCGGTAACGGACTTGATTTTTAGTTTTTTAAACTCATTTCTTAATTCTTCTAAAACTTCGGGAGGAATGGTCGTCATCTCCTGTGCTTGGAACTGACTAAGCCACTCGTTGAAGTGATTATCGCGTTTATATGAGTAATTAATCACCTTTTCCGATGTCTCTTGTTCTTCTTTGTACGTGAGTTCCTCGCTTAATAAAACGTCCAGAACCATACCACATCCGTCGCACACTAAATCGGCCGAATCCGAAAAGTGAAATAAATTACTCGTCTCGCAGTTCGGGCAACTATCTGCTATTTTTTCGATGGGTCTATCTATGTTCATTTTTTCAACATCGACGAGATAATCTACAAAAATATCCTTTTTGCGCGCCCCAGCCGTTTCCTTGCAGTTAAAAATATTATTAGTATGAGTCTTCTGTGTATTTTCATCTGTGTATTCTTTCATGTAAGGTAAACATTTTGATATGTAATAAGACATTTCAGATTCATAAATGGATTTGTTTGTGGGATCATTCTCGATTTTATCCATCCATTCTTTTATTCGATTATTATATCGACTTAAAAAATTACCTTCCATTACAATAATGAACATTATACATAAATTTTTAATTAACGTAATTTACTATTTTAAAATTTTTACAAAAATTTTATCGAATAAACATGACTATAAAATTGAAAATAAATGTATAGAATATTATGTTGACCACGATAAATGCAAGAAAACCGACGATCCATTTTGGAAGAAAGAAATGAAAGATTGGACCAAGAAAAGTACGAACTATTATACAGACGTCGAAACAGATTTCAAAATCCCGAATCCACCGGAATGCGTAACCCGTGTGATAATTAGAATTAAATTTTGGTACGATAACAAAAGTTATAAATATCTCACGTATGATAATAATCACGTATGGCCACCTAAGAAACAAAATGGGATGATATTTAACCTGCCGCTGTCATCGGCTCTTTTATTGGATGTGGGAGATAAGCCTGTAAAAGACCTGTTATGCAAAATATCTAGATATGCAGGGCCTTTTAAAGACTTTTATGGAGAAAAGATACACATAAAAGATATGTTCTGGTACGACGATTCGACCTTTGAAAAATTTCCTAAAATCAAAATAAAAAACATCGTAGGAATGAATAAGACGGTAGATGTAAAAACCGGTTACATCAGCGATCTTCATCTACCTTAGTGGCTAAATAGAACTTGAGTTCACCCAAGTTTGCCACGTTATACTTCAGAATCAGAAATCGGTTCTGTTCCTCTTGCATTATTTGTACTGTCGCACACATAGACGTTGCCTTCGTAAATATGTTCATATATCGAAGAGAATATACACCCGTTAACTTGGAACACTCATCATTGCATTCTATCGATGTTTCTTGGTTAGCAAAGTCTCCGTGACACGTTAACGTGATATATTTTCCTTCTCTCGTAATCTGTATATCGTCTCCTATATTAGACATATCTCTACAAATGCGTTGAAAATCTATTGAAGGCATGGGTGTAGTGATCGTCATGTTCGTTTCCGGAACTTCGATTTGATTTTCATTAATATCTAAAAGTTTGAGAGCGAATTTAGTACTCGTCTTTTTGTTCTCGTTATGAATTTCGATGTTCATATACTCCTTAGAGTTAATAGTGATAACCAAAACATCATTACTCGTTATAGTTTTTAGCAATTTAAACATATTCGTAACGTTCACGCCAGTTTCTATTTGATCGGGGCACTCGTATTCTTCAAAATTTTCCGACGATAGATACATATCAACTAACGATGATCGAGCCGTGTCGAGAGTGACAATATACATTCCATCAGGTTTAAAATAGATGTTCACATCGTTGAGTATATCCTTTAACACTTCAAATGTAGATTTGATAGCTGCAGCCTGTACTGTTACTAACTTCATACTCGATAAATTATCCTTTATTTCTTTATATCAGTATAAGCATCGCTCACACTTTGATTAATTTTATCTTGAAGTTCTTTCGTCATGGGTGGTTGTAAAGATCGACCGTAGTCATCCAATCCAAACATCATCTGATTAGATTCACCATCCAACGTTGTCATCACACAATTCCCAAAATCGCAGGACTCCAGTTCTTTAGTTGGCAACAAACTTTCAAGCCAATTCTTAATCTCATTTCCGACTAAAATTTTACCATTTTTTGTGAGCATCGTTGGTACGTGGGTAATCTTGTTTCTATACTGGGGAGGAATACCCATGGTGTTGACATTATGATACTGTACTAACCTCTTAAGCTGAGGATTGCCATTAACATATTCGATGATATCCAAACTATGATTACATTTTGGACTAAAAATCAACAATGACATGTTATAATTTTATTGGTTACTTTTTTTTTAAATTATTTACACAGTTTTTTTGTGAGTTACTATTAAATGATAGTATTGCTACTGTTGATAGCAATCATATGTATCATAAGCTTTTCGTCCAGGAAAGAAAACTTCAATTGTTCTGGATACAAAAAACCCGTTGGGCCCGTGACGTTTGACGATACTGGTATGGATATGAAAAAATACAAGGAACAAGAGGGGGCTATAGATGTAACTCCAGATCTTATGGAAAAAATGATTTTGGCTACGAATAAATACATAAAAGAGAAAACGGATATGTGCACTTACATCATAGAAACTACACAAATACGAAAATTTAAAAGTTTAACGAGTAGCCACGAACTCTATAAGTGTATGTTCATGGTGGCGAAACAAGAAGGATTTTCGTTTGGATTTTCTATAACAGCGGAAATTATCGTAAACGGTGATGATGTAGTAGTTCACGCTGTTCAGAGCAGGCCCATAGATATAAAACCGCCAACAAACGTATCACCTTACTTAAACGACGTTTCAGCCATGGAACATATTTCTTACAACGAAATTCTTAAGAGTGAGTTAGAATCGATAAAATATTAGTCGACGTCTAATATAATGATAAGCGTCGATGAAATTTCACGCATTAAGGAAAAAAGAACGCGGTTCAAAAAAGAATTATATACTAAAATTTATGAACAGGTGTCACGTAAAATAAGAAATGTCGTGGATGTTGGTGGAAATGCTGTAGTAGTTTTGATCCCCGCGTTTGTGTTAGGGTTTCCTAGTTTCGATCGATATAAAGCTACGTCTTATATCATACGACAACTCAGTCTAGGGGGTTTTAATGTGGAAATACTCGCAGATTTCTTACTTTCCATCTCATGGATAACCAGAAAGACCGGTGAACATAAAAAAGAGATTGCACATGATGATACTGATTTTCCTACACTTATAAATTTGAAAAAGGCTGCAAACAGATACAGGGGAAATGCGGGAAACAAGAGATAATAAAAACAGGGAATATCGTATATGGATAACTTAAACATATTAGTTGAAGCTAAACGCGAATACTTAGAACAACTATCTATATTAATGTGTCCTCCAATGATCGACGTTTTCATTGAAATGTACGAAGAAGCGTATAAACTTTCAAAGGGACGCAAGGTCTTACAAATGTTTCAAAAACTTCTCAAAGACGTTCCCGAGTGGAATGAAACTATGGCCAAAGACCACACAGACAACATAGCTAATCGATGTGCGTGGTTTAAGGATCTCGTCGCGGCTGTTTTCGTAAGTTCCGTGAAGATTTTATCTGCGGTCAGACTCAACAAGGATAATAAAAAACTATCCGTAAAATTACCGACAAATGAGGTCTTTATTCATTCGTGTTACAAGAACGTTGCGAAAGATTTATACAAAGATCCCTATATTTTCTCAGAAACTCAATCTGAACATACTAGAAACGATAAGTTATACGATCGGTTTAGTTATTGCATAGAAACTACTGTTAAGGAGCTTATTCCAGTTCAACAAATTCTTCAAACATATATGACTACCACGGACGATACGATAGATCCTCAAGATACCGATCTCACGGAAGATAACGTGGATGAGTATGGGGATGAAAATCAGGAGATGGGTGAAGGTGAACCCATGGAAGGTGGTGATCCGTCTATGGAAAATCATGAAATGCAAGGTGAGCCTATGGGCGAACAGCCCATGAGTGAACAGCCCATGGGTGAACAGCCCATGGGTGAACAGCCCATGGCACCGGAACAACCTCAACAAAGTAATCCATTCGAAAACGAGTTCAGGACGATTAAATCGGGTCGCCCCCAACCCCAACCCCAAGCTCAAGCTCAACAGGGATACGAAAGCGAGGACCTGTTTCCAGACGCCCCCGATGGTAGAATAAAAAAACCTATGTATTAATTATATAGACATGGACGAATACTTTCGCGATCCAGCTTCTGCCAGTCTTATAGCAGGTGCCATAACAGCTGGTTACATACACTTCAAAGCGAAACTTAATAATGAGGGTGACCTCGAAACGAGTGCATATGCCAAACCAGCCGCCCTCGTTATGATTTTAGTTTATTTCATAGTTTCTAACGGTATAGGTCATCGCGAAGTTATATCTACAGACCCTTTTTGATTTTGCTTAAAGAAATAATACACGTATAATACACAATATGACATCTGTTACCGCTTTCAATGACATGATGGGACAATTTCTCACCGAGCTTCATAAAACCTTCCCTGAGGAGAAGGGAATCAAGAAGTACATCGCAGCTTTTGAAATGATGCGTTCCACTAACGGTAAGCTTATCGTTACGGGATTCATGGAGAGCATTTCTCCACACATTGAGAAGGTTAATTCGAGAGACGAGTCTTTCTTCCTTGAAAACGCTAATGATATGGAATTCCTTAAGGATATTAACCTTAAGATTATCTGGCCCAAGGCCTCAGAGGGTACTCGTAACGCCATTTGGCAATACATCCAGACCATGTACATGCTAGGTACTACTATTACATCAATTCCCCCAGAAACGCTCAGTATGATCGAGAATGTAGCGAAGCAGTGTGCGGATAAGTTGGAGAATGACGGTGATGAACTCGATGAGGTTCAGCTCATGAAATCCATGCAGGGTCTACTTGGTGGAATGTTGAAAAAATAAAAGTTTTATATATTAAATGGTATCCTTGTTTAATGATCCAAAACAATTAATTAGGGAGGACAAAATTTTAGACTTTTGGCCTACCAAAAACCAGATGTCAGCAGAACGTATAAATGCTACTGCGCGGTTCATAGTCTATGCTACATGCATAGTTTATCTCATTCGCAGGGATCAGAGAATTTTAATACTCGGTCTCACCGGTTTGAGCGTTTTATATGTCATGGAGAAGAGTAATATGATAAAAGAACTTTATGTAACAGATTCTACAGGAGATACTATGTGTCAACTGCCCACTAAAGACAATCCCATGGGAAATGTTTTAATGTCGGACTACACAGACAACCCTAATAAATTACCAGCATGCGATTATACAACAGTAAAAGATATAGTCGATAAAAAGATGTTAGACAGAATACCATACGGTCCCCAAAAATCCAGATCCCCTTGGCCCGAGCAACAAAGAAACGCGCTTGCGCGACAGTTTGTATCTACTCCTGTGACAGATATACCAGGTGACCAAACCGCCTTTGCTGAATGGTTATATGGCGCGAAACAGGGGCCTTTGTGTCGTACAGATAGTAGGTACTGTGACCCAGATGCTCGGGGTGTTCAATTGGAAGCCTTTGGAGGGTTACAACCTAATGGTGATAAACGTAGCGGTATGATTAGAGGATCTTCATATCCTTGATAACTTAGATAATATTCTCATGTAATAGTAAAATGGCGTACCAACTCCAACCAGGAATGAAAATCGTAGAAAATCCAGCGAGGCCTTCTGTTTGCGCGACTGAAGAAGTGTTTGTCTATCCTCAGCCCAGCACATTAAATTACGGTTCCAGCCGCCCAAATACAATGCTTTACGGCACCGCCCCCTACATGGCCGGCAAGGGCGCCCCTGCCCAATACATCGAAACGAGTGATCGTTTACGACCCCAATCCACAACTCAGTTTAACAAGATTCTGGCTCGCACGTATGAACAAAACCTGTTCCCTCTCCAAGATGTGCACTGCAAGCTTCCTCTCGAAACTCAGAGGTACGAGCCCGCGAGTACGCGCGCGGAAGTTCAGAACAGTGTGTTCAGTCAAAGATATCTTCAATAAAAATCTTACCAAAAAGTAAGAATGGCTGATCCCGTTTCCATAGCTGCTATCGCTGGTTTGGCATATTTAGGAAAACGATTCAGTGACAAAAAAGAATCTGAAATCAGAATTCAAAATGAGATGGAAGAAAACACGGAAATTTTTACTCCAGAGGTTCCCGATAAGATGCCATTGGATGATAGTCTTAACAGAATACCCCAGAGGAAATTAGAAACAAATAATTTTTCCGATATCGTACCCCAGTCACGATCGAGTGGCGGGGAAGTTCTTGAAATGCGGAATCGTATGTTTGACCATGGTCGTATGAATAATCTCTCTCCTATTGAAAAACAGCTCGTAGGCCCAGGTTTAGGTGTAGGTCCAGAAGTTCCCGCGTACGGTGGTCAGCATCAACTTTTCCGTGTAAATCCCGAAAACGTCGGAGCATATCGTCTCACTACACTACCTGGCCGAAGTGGCCCCGCTTTCGACATCAGTGGTGGTCGTCGTGGCCAAACTGGAGACGTTGCCCAAAATAGACCCGAGAAAACCGCATACTTGTTTGAGCGTCGCCCCGTGCAGGCGGGCAGAGCTCAAGGTATGACGGGTGTGGTTGTACGGTCCGAACATGAGCATACCAAGAGATTAACTAACAGGTCTCAGACGGGTGCTCGAACGGATAATTTAGGATTTAACGGAGCCAAGCGATTGGTATCTGGATCTACTCTCGCCCCCGACCCTACCCGAAATAAGAAGGATGGTAATACCGAACAATATGGATACAACAACAACCCCGCACCCAGCATTCATAAGTTTGCACACGGTTACGTCAATTCTCCTGCTACTAAGATAGGTGAAAAGCGTATATACGGATCTTCCTATACAGCTGACGAACTATTTGCATACGGATTCCGTCCCGACGATCGCAGGGGTAAACCAAATAGGATGGGTAATGCGGGTAGAATGAATGTCCGCGCGGGACCTCTTAACCAGGGTGGTATGCCGACGGCAGCTAGGACCGATCAGTCTCGTATAGATGGTCGTATTAACTCCGCAGATGGTGCATGGACACAGCAGTACACGAATAACGCTTACCACAACTTCAATTCTTTCAAGGGTCATTACAACCCTAACGCGAGCAATTCCAGTCTCGGTATAGCTAAAAAGCAACTCAGCACCAACCCCATAGCACAGAACTATTTTTAAATAATAAAAATTGTAGAATAACACCCATTAAAATATTATCCATATATTTTAATGAGCGTATACACGTTAGATATAGATAGTAGTGAACGCGACCCCGTATCGTTCCCGAACCCAGGAGACTACGTTGTCGAATTACGCCATCCTATTTACGATGTTAAGAAACTGTCCATAGTTTCTGCTCGTATTCACGCGAGTCAATTTTTAATTAATGATCGTAATAAAACGTTTGATTTTGTTGTTCACGGCACACCAGATACAGTCGTGACCGTAACGCTAAGTACAGGTAATTATAGTGGCAGAACTTTAGCGACAGAATTACAAACTAGAGTCAACGACGCACTAGGAGGAGCTTACATATCTTCTCCCATAACATTTACATACGACAAGGATAAGAATGAAATCGCCATAACATCTCTATCGTCAGCTGCACCCGCGGGAAGCGAATTCTCATTCAAATTTTATGATGGTGTAAACGGATACCATTCTTCTGTAGCGACGGACGGGTATACAACTCCTCATGATATATTTGGTTTACCCGCAAATAACGTGAGATCAAATACAACGGATCTGGAGGCACAGGGTCTTTTAATTACGGGAAGTCTTAATTTACAGGGTCCGGATGCCCTCGTCATAAAAATCAGCAACGGTGCCGACGAATTAACTAAAACTATATATTCAGATACACCCTTCTATACTGGTCGAATTCTAATGTGCGGGGACGTGATTAACTATTCTGGTGTTGATGATGCTGTAGAGCATAATTTTGACACGGGAGTACAAAACATATCAAAATTACGTATACAGTTTTTCTATAGTAGTAACAATCGTTTAATTCCATACGATTTTAGAAATGCGAATCATATATTGAAACTAAACATAGAATGTAGTACGGATAAACTACATAATGTACCTAAGGTTGATAAGAAGTTCGAATTACCGCCACCAATTCGTATACCCAGTATTGAAGATCCGAATAGATGGAATGGTATGATATATATTTTTGCTATAATCGCTGCGGGTATTTTCTTTATACTCGTCGCTAAACCTAAAAAACTTAGCGAGTGACGGCATAAGTAGGAGGAGCCGGCTTTATGACGCGAGAGGAAACCCTGGAGATGGCCATGTAGACGAGGACGGAAAGAAGGGTGGTGAATAGAGCGGTGAGCGCGTAGTTCATACCGCCATTCTTCTGAACGCGGACGACCTGGTGAATAGACCAGCGAACAACATCCATCCAAGAAAGGGCGGCGGCGAAAGAGAAGCCAGCGACGACAGCGTTGAGAGACTGGGTCTCGAGCTCGCGAGAAATAGCTAAAAGCATATCAGCGGGTACTGGGGAAGACATTTTATAATATATCGAGATTTTATTCTGGAAGAAGATCTTCTACAAACGCCAATTTTTTATATTGTGTTTTTTCATATCCTCTGATATTTTTATCTTCTTCTGTATCGGTGCTGGATTCTGAATCCGTATCTGAATCGGAACTTTCATCGCGAATTTTAAAAGATTTTATCTTTTTATTAGAATTCTTCCATCCCCGTGGAGGAGAGGTGTTCATTACTATCAATAGCATTTTTTATCATTTTTTCTGACGGATTGGTTGGTTTCCAACTTTCCCATGCGTCATACGCATCATTTATAGACTTAAATAACTCGATGTCTCCTGAGTATGGCTCAAAGGGCGGTTCGTCTTCCTCATTTACCGTTTCAATTTCTTCCTCGCCTTCGGATTCTTCCTCCTCGTAAATTTCCGGAAAATACGATCCAATTTGTTCACCGACTGTGTTCATAGCACAATATTTCATACAATATTCCATATCCTTGGAAAGTATGACATCTCGACCACACGCTTTTGCGTATTGCCCTGATAACACAACCGCATTCTCGAACACAGGTGTTACAATATCAATTGCCGATTTTGCCATTGTTGAAGAGAAGTCGTGCGCTTCCATCTTTAAACTGCAATATGTTATTACTGAGCGCGTAAACTCTAAGCTCTCTTTCGTACGTCGTATCATTATTCAATTTTAAGGTTATGTGCTGATCTTTGATCAAACTGAAATTTTTCTGACCCGTTGGATACCATTTTTCTGGTTCAAGGGCAAAACTATACGAGTAAAATCTCCTGAATAACTGTGTCCTGGAGTGGTGTATTCCACTCTGAACCGCGCGTAAGTTAATCACATCACCCGTCCGTTCATCTAATATGATTTCTCGATCGAGTTCCATCTCTAATGTGACTAAATTTTCGTAATTAATGTATTTTGTGTTTGAACCACTCGAAGGATAGATCTGCGAAGAATGATCATAATTAAAAGGTGTTATGTTATCACCTTTTCTGGCGATCACAAAATATAACTCTTTCACCGGATTTATGAACTCCATCCTAAATTTCATTGAATCGTATCCGTCTTGTGTTGACACGGGTATTCGAAACGAATCACTCTGGAGTTGTGTGATTATGTAATCTGTTTTGGTGGCTTCGAGTTTAACTTTTTCGGGTTCATTTAATTGTACGGTTTCGGTGTACAAAGAAATATCGTTTATGGTAGCTTTAGACGGGTCAAAGTATGGTTCGAGTATGTTTATCGCATTACCATATCCTGTGTGAAGGTTACAGAAATAATAAATCGTATCAGGTGCATTATCTGGTACGACGTATGTAACGGTACCCGCAATATCATCATACGTAACACCATCACTCACACCTAATATGGAACCACTATCAACAAATCCCTGTTCTGTTCGACCATCAACTAACGTAGATAGTCTGAGTGGGTGATTGGATGAATCTGAATTATTAAATATATACGTACGACCCCGTTGAAGTGTAAGTATAGGTTGAGCAACCGCGTTTATACGATATACACCAAATAGTGGTGTCACTGGGAATGTGTGGTTATCACTGTATCTTGTCGTTGTATTTGTTATGGAAGACCATTTGTATAAACAGTCCTTCTTCTCACTCAACTTAATTTCTATTTCACATTCCTGTTGTTTTAAGGCACACAAAGGTAACGCCAATTCCATATTATTGTGAAAATAAAACGGAATATCTACGATAAATTTTTGAGATGTAGTGGCTTTATCTAAATATCCGTCGATGGATGCATCACTAACAGCTTTACCAGAACTCTCTTCGGGCGATTTACCTATAAGTTTTGATAAATTATTTTGCTTTGTTTGAGTCAAATACTGCTCCGAGTAAATCTGTAACCAATCTCGTGGTACTCTCTGAATTAACTGACCGCCTATGATTAAATCAACATATTCTATGATAGCATGTCCTATAGATTCGTTATATCTTTGATACGAACCATCGTGTAAAAGATCCGATAACTCAATATGTAAACGCACAGCCTTGATGAGATCACCGCAATCTATGGGAATAGTACACTTTAGTGTACTTTCATAGTCTTGTTTACCGTGAAGTTCATGCTTTACATCAAACATAGCAAAATTAGAATGTTTCCTGAAACTTCTTAAAAAATGGGAATAGTCTGGATTATCCGTAAAAAAGGCATCCTGTGATCCTTTTGTTGCAAGCTGAACACGACCAGCCATTACTAATATTATACGTTAAAATTTTAAGCCCGCTAAACCACTTTCTATGTGAAGCACATTGTAATTTAATGCGTACACTGAAACATCTATATCACGTGTAGATGACGTTTCGTCCAATTCTATATCAAGTTTCTTATGTATTATGCGACTCATATTCAATTGACCAGATGGGTAATGCTGTTCAGGTCTCAACGAGAATGAATAGGTATAAAACTCAAACGCGGGGTCCGGACAGCCGGTGTGGTGGCGAAGTGATTGTTCATACGCCAAATATTGTCCGTTTTGATCAAATATAGTTTCACCATTACATGCAAACTTTATATTTTTAATTAATCTATAGTCGGAACGTTTACCGGGTAAGAGTGTACTAAATTCTTGATCCGTGATTGTCGTATCGAGAAGTTGGTCAGAACTTCCAGACTTCTCTTTCGCTAAGAAAAATAACTCTTTCACAGGATTTGTAAATTTTAACAACGCCGACTTCTTAGATTCGTTAGGTTTGTATACCAATTTAGACACCTGTAACTGGGATATTATATATTCCATGGGTCGTGTGAGTAAAAAGTTTCGTTCTTCTTCGGTAACGAAATAAAAATCGGTAATGAGCGAAACGTTATGTATAGATCCTTCCGTGGTTTTTTCTTTCGTAGTTACTGATCCGTTTATCGTGTATTTGAAAGTCACATCATCATTTATATCCTTAAATGTCACGCGTACTTCTACCAATTGCTTAGTGATCGCACACACGGGTATCGCTAAACTTGGATTCCTGTAGAAATAAAAGGGGAGGGTAACGTAAAACGTATTATACGAATCCGAAACCCGTAAGTGTTCACCGTGTCCGGATAAGAAATAAAGTGTCTGATTCACGTCATCCTTGTTATTGTGTAACTGGTTATACATATAGATATAATCGCCAGTAAGACGCTCTATGATTTGCCCTCCAATTACGAGATCGACGTATTTTATGATACTGAGAGCTGCAGGGGTATTGTATCTATACTTTTCGGTCGATGTATCAGCAGAAAGATTTCCCAGTTTTATCTTCAGCATAGTGCTACGTATGAGATCTCCTACGTTTCGCGGAATTCTACACTCAACCGAACTTGAGAAATCACATTTACCATCGAAGGGCATCTCAACGGCTTCTGTAGAAAATCGTGTATGTCTCTTGTAATTTGCGACGAAATATGAAAATTCTGGCTCTCCAGTAAGCCATTCGTCTTGGATACCGGTGACAGCGAGTCTAATACGACCTGCCATTCCTAATACATGTGAGTAAAATTTTATGAAATAAAACGGGGCGGTATTATAGATGGATCTACGTTTACGTAAATTTAACCCAAGAACTATGTCGGACGACAGGGTATGTGTATTTATAGGAAAACGTAATACAGGTAAATCCACGTTAGTCACTGACATTCTGTTTCATAAAAAGCATTTGCCAGCTGGAATAGTGTTGTCTGCGACAGAAGAAGGCAATCATTATTATCAACAGTACATACCTGACCTGTTCATCTATGGTGACTATGACAGGGAGGCGATCGAGCGTGTGATGGACCGTCAAAGAAAGCTCGTAGGTGCCGGTAAGACAAATTGTGGAGCCTTTCTCCTATTGGATGATTGTATGTATGACAATAAGTTCATGCGCGACACTTGCATCAGACAATGCTTTATGAACGGGCGGCACTGGAAAATTTTCTTTATGCTCACGATGCAGTATTGTATGGATTTGCCACCAGCGCTGCGTGCTAATGTCGATTATGTCTTTATTTTAAGGGAAAATATCATTCAAAATCGCGAAAAGCTTTACAAATCCTTCTTTGGTATCTTCCCGACGTTCGATATGTTCAACAAGGTCATGGATGCCTGCACAGAGAATTATGAGTGTATTGTTTTGGATAACACCAGTAAGAGTAATAAGATAGAAGACTGTGTATTTTGGTATAAAGCTACGATTCGGAAAAATTTTAAGGTCGGAGCCCCAGAATACTGGCAAGCGCATAAAAAGATGATCACCACGAAAAAGAATGGACCAAGGATAGATCCAAGTAAAATAAAAGGTAGATCGACCGCTATCAAGATCACAAAAACGAAGTAATCGCGCAAAGAATTAAATCAAAAAACATTTCATAACAGTAAATGTCAGCGGACATTCCGACGTTTAATCTTTCCGATTCAGGTGATGGTATGGTACCACTCACTAATAATAATCAGACGACATCATTCGTGCCAAAAATGCCAGAAAAAAATGTAGGAGAAAATAAAGATATGATGGACTCTACACCTATTGCCGACATTATGGGACACCCACAAGATATGATGGAACCTCCATCCCTCGCCGTTGATCCTCGGATGATTCAACAACAGATTATGACACCTCCCCCTCCCACGACCACCATGTCTATTTCTGGCACGGAGACCAAGGATAAGAAGGGAAAGAAGAATCCGTTTGATTTAACCGATGAGCAATTGCACGCCGTGATTGTCGCCGCTTGCACCGCCGTTGCTATTAGCAAACCTGTTCAGGAAAAGTTAGCTAGTACTATTCCCCAGTTTCTTAATACGCAAGGAAATCGCAGTCTCGTAGGCTTAGCCTCGACTGGCGCTGTTGCGGCTATTGTTTTCTTTATCGTAAACCGATATTTCTAAAATCGTACTCTCGCGAGCACATCACCACCCTGTGCGAGATACACTAATACAAGTGCAACTGCCATACTGAGCATGATTATCGTGGTCGCTATGGCCGTCTCCTGCGGATCTTTACCGAATTCCTTAAGATACCGCTTTAACCTTTTCCACTTTATACCCTCCGTGAGCATAGTAATAAATAACCCAGCCGCGGCTGCGGTTATAACCGCCGTTCCACTTGAGACGCTCAAGAAGATGCTGTGATTACCCAGGTACCAGATGAGTAACGGTAAAATTACCGTAAGTAAAACACCATTGAGCCAGTACGCAAATTCAAGGCGAATGATGGCTATACCAAACAAAAGTAAAAACCAAGACACCAAGGATACGACCAGTCTGGAGGCCGATACAGTCGAAACGGGATCTATATCCATTTATATAAATAAATATTATTTATCCGATACATGTTTGCCACAAAAGGGACTTTCCTCTGGAATGGATTTATAAAGATCGAGGGTGATCGCGATCATTTTCAAATCGTCAAATTTTTTCCAATATTCTTCACTGTGTGTATATTCATCCACGACGCAATGTGCTAATTCGTGAAGTAACACATGAAAAATCTCATTTACATCACCATCTATACATATACCTATCTCTTGACCCTTATTTGTGTTGTATCCAACAGAAGATGACATTCTTTCGTACGCGACTAAGGGTATTTCGTGATATATCTCCCCAAAATCGCGATTATCAGTCTCTATTAAATATTCTCTCAATGTCTTGTACTTTTCCCTGACTTCTACTAACTTTTGATTTGGTTTTAAATTTGAATAAATCAAATAATTAATTATTAATAGTACGACCAGAACTATCATTTCTATATACGAAGATAAATTTACTGTACAACTCTGAGATTGAATTTCCTGATAACCCTTCCCATTTTTCCATACTGAATCCCATATTTTCGAGCTGTGTTATTAATAAATCTTTATGTGCCAGGGGTTCAGATTTAGGGCCATCTGCATAGTACGGTGTATCCACCAAATGTACAAATAATTTCTCACCGAAATTGCCATAACTCGTTTCTTTTAGTTTAAAAAAATTACCCATCTCATCCGTCATCGGTGTTTTGAATATAATTTTTTCCGAATCTGGAATGATTCCAATAAATAAACCACCAGGTTTTAACCGTTTTTTTATAGCGTGTAAACTGTTCATGAACGTATCGCGATCTTCAAATATGTAATGTAACGCAAAATTATAACACACGATATCATACTTTCTATTTGGACACGAGTGTATATCCCCATGATAAAAATTAACACGTATCTTCATATTTTTTGCCCGACTTTTGGCTTCGTTTAACGCACTCTCACTGGGTTCACACATGTTTATATTTGCACCTACCTTTTTCCATTTTTGAAGATCACCACCAAACCCACATCCGACGTCGAGTATACTATCTCCTTTTCGAGTAACGAGTTCTATCAGGGCTCGTTTCTCGTCGTTGTGTAGACGACGAATCTCTTCCATGGTTGATAATATCACAATATCTTTAAACAACTTAGGTTAAAAAACAGTTTAAAGCCTAGAGTACAATACAAAGTACAAATGTCTCTTGAACAAGATTACACTACCGTTCCCGGTCAGTTGTTTGCATGCCTTTCCATCGTCGGTCCAGAGGCTCCACAGAAAAATGATAAGTTTGGTATTAAGATCAGGGGCGCGTTTTCTACGCGTGACGAGGCGGCTTCTCACGCGAAAAGGCTTCAAAAGGAAGATGCGACTTTTGATATCTATGTCGTAGATATGTACAAGTGGTTACTCATTCCCCCTGACCCCACGAAGATTGAAGATTCCCATTATACAAACGAAAAGCTGGAGGAGTTGATGACTGGATACAGGGAAAATCAGGCCCAGGCAGCGAAGATGTTCAACGAGCGTAAGCGTGACATGGTTGAGACTACAGATGCGGATGGAAAGCCAAACTATTACAAGCCTGGTGATGAGAACTCCAGGTTTTACAACAAACCCGACGAGCCACCCATCAGTCACCCGGCGGAGGTACTTGAGCGCCTTCAAAAGGAGGAGCCTGATACTCCCATGGAGGAACTCGTCAAGAAGGCTGACAAGATTGTAGCCGAGGAGATTGCCGAGAGACAGAAGCAACGCCTTGCTGCTGCTGCGCCAGCAACTATCGAAGAAGAGCCTTCCGAGGAAAATTCTTCCGAGGAAAAATAAAAAACTAGTTTGGAATTTTTTAAAAAAATTTGTAGAAAAAAAATAAAAAAAAATATTTATAATTTTTTAAAAAAATTTGTAAAGAATTTTCTTATTAAAAAAATATTCTCTTTTAATAAGAAAATGTATACTTGTATTCCAAGTTTAACATTACTGATCCTCGCATGCGTAGTGTTACTCGCTGTATATGTATATATCAATCCAGACGTGAAGTTTGCTACCACAGTCGATAAGGTCGTGACAACCGCGAGCGACGTGATAAAAGATAATCTATATGATCCTTATTATAAGAGTACGGGTAGATACTCGTATAACGAGAAGACTGATGGTTCTATAAAAACGTTCGAAGGGTATTCCTCCGAAGAGACTGATAAATGGCTGTTCGATTATGTTCAAAGCAAAAATGTGTCGGAAGAAGAAGCTATTTCGAGTTTAACACTTAGATTGAAAAACCGAGGTTTAACAGACCAGCAGATTGCAGAATACGTTGAAGACTTAAAAACATCAAAGTCTAAATTTAAGAAGTAATGTCACCCGGGGCGGAGGATGACGGGTTGCATAGTCTTTCCCATGAAAAACCCCAAAATAAATGAAACGAAAATTATGATATACGCGTTCTTATCCAAGTTTGATAAGAAATCATTCTTTTCCATCTGTGGTTGCATCATTTGGTGTGGGTGTTGCATCATCATGTATGGATGAGGAACGTAATACGGCGCGTCTAACTCTTCGTTATTTAGCGGTTCATCCTTTTCTGGAACTTCCGGGCTATATTCGATAGGATTACCGAGTTCTGTTTCCATATCTAATATATTTAATTATCTTTTTAAGCCGAATATTCCTCATCACTTTCGACATAACTCTCGTCTTCACTAACGTCATCGTCGTCAACGACAAATCCTCTTAGATTGCCATGTTCGTCCGCGTCAGAATCGTCTTCGGATTCGCTTTCATCGTCTGTTTCGCATATGTCCTCTCCATCAGTTTCACAAAAATCTTCGTCGGACGCTTCATCTTCAGAATAATCATCTTCTGGTATCTCTGTGGGCTCTAATCGAACTGGTTGTTTAGATACCCTTCCTGATCGAGTTTTGACTACAGTCATATGTAAAAAGTATTAAAAGATATCTTTTAAGTATATTTAGGTACAAAACGTAACTTTTGATTGTTTGCTTCTTTTTTAAACGTCTTTTCGAATTCTAATAGTATTTTCTCATTCAGAGCAGTTATTTCGTCCTGAATGTCTGGATCTATGGGAACAACATAAAGAGCTATTTCGTTAAAGTAACCCAAAGCTTTTAAAACGTGATCGTAAGCTATGTATATGTCTTTAAGGTTATCTTTTGCAAATTGTATATTTGTTATAAAATCCATGTATAATTCTGGGTTTATACCCGAATAGATTTCCGTCTCTTTTATGAGATCGTCTAATCTATCCTTTTTGGTCTCTATCGTGACAGTATTTGAAAATATGAGAAACAAAACTATTATGAAAAGTATAACATACATCTCCTATAATACTCTTTTTATTTTATCTAAGAGATTATGAGATCGTGTTTTACACGTACACAACTGTTCTAATACGGAATTTTGTTTTATTTTAAACTGTAAATTGTCCTTGTTACATGACTGACACTGTGCATTTGTGTTGATGATGTACGTTTTTTTCACTTTTTTCGTAACGGACACGACTTTTGTGGTGTTTTTTGTGACGTATTTGCTTATAAAATTGGTGAGCATATCGACCAAACTTTCTGTACTGGGTTTAACTTCCTTTGGAACGGGTTGACAGTACGTGTGCGGTTTATAACCATCCGGATACATGGCTTTATAAATCTTTTCTGGTAACACATGTTTACGACCACCAAAATTCTTACAAAATCCATACTTCCTTCCTTTCATCGTTTCACATGTACAAAAACATTTTTGATTAATTGAATCTCCTTCAACTAAAAACCATACATGATTTGATGCATGTGAACGACCTAGATTTTCACAATATTTGGATGTAGAAGATACGAGATATGACGTATCTTTCTTGAAAACTTTGACGATTTCCGCTTTCTGTTGACCGTCGAGGTGTTTTTGAATAAACGATTCTATTTGGGATATAATCTCATAGTCTGTGTATACGTCGCGTGTATCTTGAATATTAAAAGATCCCTCTTCTCGCACAGATCCTTCTATCACGGCATGATTCTTATTTTCTGTACGCAACGTCGCCATTTGTAACAGTTCTACAGATGGTTCCTTGTCGAAAATATACTCGAGTGACTTTGTTTTGTGTGAGTATATAATCACCGGTTTATACGGTCCTTGTGTCACTTTTCCATTCTCGCATGAAGCGCACCCTCTTCCATCACATGCGTCGTGTTTTGCCTTTTTGTGTGACCACGGCATACGAAATCCACTTCCTTTTGTATTACGCTTTCCATTTCCATATACGGCGGTATCGATAATATCTTTCCAAGACCTGTTGGGAAATAGAATGTCTAATGCCGAAACAATGTGTGAGTATAAGGCCATAGCCGATCCGTGATCAACAACAAAATCGGACCAATTGATGTGTATTCCGTGCTTAATTTTGTCTCCTACAGATTTGGGTTCCGCGACCGAAATGAGCGCATCTTTTCCACCAAAAAATGCAACACGATCACAAATAGACCTCGACACTTCTTTTAAGTGTTCGAATGTTAACTCTTCGTCTACTTTATAATCGATATCTACGAAAAAGTTATACGTATCAGTTTTCTGTTCGACGACGTATATATTTTCACCACTGTTTATGCACTTAATGCACATCTCGTAAAAGTCATTCAATTTATCAAACGGGACAGATAGTATTCCACCATCCATTAATACGTGTGATAGATTGGATCCATTGCAAAATCCTTGCCGTCTACACCACGACTTAAACATACTTACGTTATCTTATACTTATTTTTTTAATCTTCTTCTTCGTGCCAAATCGAGCGACGATACGAAACATCTATATGTTCTTCATCTTCGTTCATAAGTTGCTTTTTAAATACTAAAAGTTCATATACGGTTTTTTCTTTGAGTTCATCTGTGTATCTCTCAGCCTTTTCGCGTGTGTACGACTTATGATCAATTAGAATATCCTTGATTTGCATGAGAATATAACTCTTGGACTTCATTATTTAATAGCAAATGATTTTCTATTGGGAGAAGTCACGCAGGCATAAAATTCTGGATTTTTTAGGACGTATTTTATGATTCGTTCCCATCTTCTTCTGGAATTAAATTCCGGTAAGGTATCGAAACTCATGTAATCGTTTTCGTCGTACGTCCGTTTCATATGAATTTTTTTAGTGTGCATTTTATATTTTTCTTCGTTGAATTTTTTGACTAAATCATTTTGTTCATGTCGAGAATAATTAACGAAAAATATAAATACAGTGTATTCTAAATCAACCGTAGGACTTTCTTTAACTGTAAATGAAAATGTTGTATATTCCCCCCTTTTTAAAGAAACTACTCCTCTAGTTTCTTCTTCCAACTCTCGTAAAGCGGTTCGGAGCGGATTATTGATTTCTCTACGTCTACAACCGCCGGTAACAAAAATCCATTCCTTAAATCTTTTATCTCTAACTGTTAAAAATCTTGGTACGTCTCCGTTATATATTACGGGTATAGCGATGGCTTTATGTTTTTTCATTGCTCATCGCACTCTACAATCCCCTGATAAGATTATTTAGAGGATTCTTCCTCGATGATGACGGGAGGGGATGGTTTTTCGGTCTTCTCCTCTACTACGGGAATGGGAACCTTCTTAACTTCGACGGGAATTTTCGAGGCCCAAGGTGCGGGTCGGGGACGATCTAAAGAAACCATGGGCTTCTGCTTATCGGCGAGCGCCTCCCTGAATTCCTCAATACTTTCATTCGTTTTCTTGTACTGGCTGTACATGTATACGGTAGCGAAAACGCAAATGGCGACGGCGACGAGAACTGCGGTGTCACGGTCAAATGCAAACATTATGTAAAATCTACAAATGTTATTTTTAAGTAGATATTATTGCACCCATATTCGTCTTATCGTTGCTGGGACATTCGTATCCTTGTTGGGCGAATTGTATTTCGTTGAAATGGCCATGTTTACATGGTGCATTCTCTTTTTTCTCTTCTGGAGAATTGGAAATGTATTTATTAAGCGTTCCGGATTTAGGATCGTAGGTGATCATAAACACGAAAAATGCGAGAAACAGGAAAAACCACATTTATTATTATACGGGATTTAATTGCTGTACATTAATCCACCCATACCCGATTCTATTCTCATAATGTTGTAATTAACGGCATATATGTCATCGGTGTGAGAAGCAGTCTCGCTTACGAGACGGGCCGAATCCACACGGCTAAAGTTCAGCGAACCTGTCGGCTGTAGCTTTCCAGTCTCAAAGCAGAAGGGGTAGATGAAACGTTTCTTGTTATCGGCACCCGCGGAAACGGAAGCGCATGTGTGGTAGTACTCGGAAACGGCGGTAAAGTGGGGATCGGTGTACTTGAAGTCGGTAACATCGGTACCGTTAATTTGAAGTTTAATCTTATTATTGTCGGCCGCGATCGCTAAATCGCTACCATCAGCCGCGGCTAAATACTTAACTGGGTGATTCAGGTTCAGCTCCTGAATAGTAGAACTGGAAGCGACGGACTTTTGGGTCTGTGTAATGAGCATGTTTTGGGATGTAGCGGCGAGGGAAGAGCGCTCATCGGTATCGAGGTAGATGAAATGCGCGTAGCACTCCCATGCACCAGTGAGAGAACCACCCCATGTAATTCTAATTTCTACATCGTGGTACTGTAATGCGACTAAAGGAATGGCGGATTGCCAGTTCTCACAAAACGAGAATCTGAGAGGATAAAAACGACCCGTCTTCTCTCCGTAACCAGTAATAGACTTAGTTAAGTTCTGGCTCATCACGGTGGGTGCGACGAATTGAGAAAAGTTTGCATCTTGGGTGTCAATAACCTGACCCCCCACTAACCATTCTACCTTGGCAACCTGACCGAGCCATTGGCTGGCGGAGTAAGAGGTTGTACCGCTACGGGGGGCGAGATAGACGAAACCGAGGAGATCACCCTTGCGCTCGAATCGAACAGTAGACATACCGTTCGCGACGGGGTTCCCCTGAATGACCTGACGCTCAACAGTTTGAGCAAAATTTGTATGGCGTTTATAGTTAGACCTAAAGAATGACACCTCTGGCCGTCCTACGATGTGAGCATCTTGGGCACCAATGGCGACTAATTGGGCAATTCCACCTGACATGTTTTATATTATACTACGTTTTTATTTTTAAGCTCAGAACAATGGGACGTGGGGATGAAGAGACTCTGTGAGAAGGAGTGACATGATACCGACCATAGCGAGTCGACCATTGACCAGCTCGGTCTCGGGCTTCCAGAATCCCTGAACATACCCCTCATCCTTGGGGTTCGCTGCTGTACCGAGGAAGGCGAGTGCCGCGACGGCGACGGAGAGGCCGATGTTCTCTTGGAACTGTGTACTGATAGAGTGTCCTGTCATGACTTCATCGATGACGGCAGAGGTAAAACCGATCATGGCTGCTCGACCATTTACACGTTCCGCAACGGAAAGAAAGTCGTTAGGGCGATCCACACTAGTGAGTGGGGGAGTGCGAGATGCAACGGTCTTTTTCACATTGGGGGTGAACTTGGGCTTCTTGGAAGTGTTTACGGCAACGATAGGTCTGAGAGCGGCAACACAAGACATTTGTACTTTTTAGGTGCGCTTTTTCTTTAAATCACTAGATTTTCAAGATCTCCAACGCGCTTTACGAGGGATGCCACTAATAATTCCATCGTGGCA